AAAAACAGCAGTTGTATGGCGATATGATAAACCAGAATGGTGGAACAACGCATCTATTCTTAATGAAGCAAAAGTTTCAAAAAAGCCAATGCATATTGTAGATGGAATGAAGGCTAGACATCCAGAAGTACACAAAAGTGAATGGAGTTGGGCAGGCTGGAAATTTGATATTGAACTTTTAAACACATCTACACTTGAAGAACTCAGAAAACATACCCTAGACAAAATAGTCAGATAAATATATATACTGTTGTAAAGGACATTATATGTTTAATGAAGAATGGTGGCAATCCAAAAATAAATCAAAAGAATTAACATTAGGTTGGTTATATAATAATGACATTAAAGATGACTTTGCTAAAGGTTATACAAGAAATTTAACTGACTATTGGTCAGTTGAAATGTCTAATTTTATTTGGCAATCTTTTGCTAGTGATACTATATCTGATTTATTAAAACAAGCATACAATAATGGGTTTTCAAAAATACTTGTTTTCAAACAAGGATGTATGCCTCGTGATGATAAATTTCACACTGAATTTATAAAGTTTTATAATGATAATAGTGATGCTAAGTTTGTTGGGCACATACTAGATCATAATGAAACTTATTATAGAATTCATCCACAAACATTTTTAATTGATCTTAATTGGTGGGCTGATGCTGGATTTCCCGAATGGGGTGAATGGGACCCTGAATCATTTGAAACAATAGAACCTATTCGTAGTAAAGAAAATCATCATGATGAATATACTCCTCATTGGGTAGCACCAGGCAAACAATTAAGAACATATTCAGGAAAAAGAGAAGGCTGGAATTTAGTAAGAGCATTAATAGAAGATGGTCAAACAATCATGTCTTGGCCTAAAAAAGTAAGAGTAACAAAATATTATGCATATGCAGAAGTTGATGATGATGGTCCTAGACATCGTGGCGAACTTTTAGAACAATTAGAAACAGATGTATTTTTCATTGCTAATACTGAAACATTACCTAATTTAGAAGAGCTAATTGATTACAGAAGTGAACATACTTTTCCTAAATGGGATAAAAAGTTTCAGCAAATAATAACACCTGCCGCTGGACTTAGTACACTTATATTTGCATTTAAATTAAATTTACAAAAAAATGATACTATTGTTGCGTATGATTGTTCAAGAACTGCCCTTAAATTTACAAAAAAGATAATAAAAGAATGGGACGGTAGTGATTATTTTAATTTTGCTAAAGAAATGCTAAAGGATAATTCTGTTGAATGGAGAGGTTATAATAAAATAGAAGATGCTGATAGAGTTATAAAAGAATTAGAAGGATTTCAAAGATGGGTAAATGAAATACTTCCTCATATAAATGTTCATTATAGAAATATAGATATTCTTAACCCAGAGCATTTTGAAGACATAACAAACGATTTAACACAAGATAAAGTTACTTATTTACATTTAAGTAATATATTTCATTATATGCCTACATCATTTTATTATAGCCTACAGCAAAGATGGCAATTGTGTAATGATATTTTAATTCAATTAAAAGAAGTATCAAAAAATAATAATATATTAGTATATGCGGCACGTGGCGCAGGTCAATGTACTCCTATGCTAAATTGGATAGACGATTGTGAAATAGTTAAATTTTCTGATATTCCAGAAACAAATCCAATGAAGCTATTAAAGTGGAATAAAAATGCTAAAACAGAACAAGTAGACAATAAACTTTATATACGTAATTTAAAGATAGTAAAACAGTTTATTAATAAATGTTGTGAAAAAACACACTATCAAGATTTAAAACTTCCTGATGAGAAGTTTAAAAAATGGAAAGAAGATAATAGTTTAATACCACAATATTGTGACTGGATTGTTCATCATAGCAATACTCCAAGTTTACTTTTAAATATTCCAGTACCATATAAAGAAATGACAGCAGAAGCAGAACAATTTTTAGGACGATATGTTAAACATAGAGGAGGTTGGAATCCAGGCTGGAGCAGTATTGTAATTCATGGACAAGATGTAGATAGAACACAACCTGCAAATTATTATATAGAAGAAGGAATTGATACCAAAGAAAATAGTGCTCCATATGATTGGACAAGTATAGCAAAAGATTGTCCAGTTACAGTAGATTGGTTAAAAAATAAATTTCCATTTGATGAATTTCACAGAGTTAGGTTTATGTTAATAGAACCAGGCGGGTATATTAAACCACATCAAGATTTTGACACAAGAAGCATAGCGGCTTTTAATGTTTCGTTAAGTAATCCACCAGGAGTACAGTTTGCATTAGAAGATGCTGGACTAATTCCATGGCAACCAGGAGAGGTACGTGGCATTGATATAGGAAGAAAACATTCAGTGCTTCATAATGGAACAGAAAATAGAATTCATATGATTGTTCATGGGCTTTGGGGCAAAGGATTCGAAAGGTGCATTATTGAAAGTTTTGAGCAACTTTTGATAAATATAGGCCATATTAACAACTAAGTTAACTCTATAAACCGCTGATTTAAACAAATCTAAATAAATACATATATAGTAAATTTAGGCATTAGTCTATATCAGAAAAGGAGCTTAACATGGCAAATCTTACTTCACCTGGCGTACAGGTTTCAGTAACAGACGAATCAGTATACGGTCCTGGCGGAGCGGGTACAGTTCCTATGTTATTCATTGCTACTGGTGAGGACAAGGTTGATCCAACCCTAACTGAATCAGACGGCATTGCAAAATATACGAAGTCTGCGAATTCAAACAAACCTATTCTAGTTACTTCACAACGTGAACTAACACAATACTTTGGAAATTGCGATTTTCATAAAGTAGGTGGTACAGTTCAACAAGGTGACGAAACAAATGAATACGGATTATTGGCAGCATATTCATTTTTAGGTCAAAGTGCAGCGGCGTACATAGTACGTGCTGACGTGAACTTATCACAACTTAGACCTCAGTCAGCGGCACCAACAGGTGACCCTGCAAATAACACATATTGGATAAATCCAACAGGTGCTACATTTGGTATAAACGAATATACTAACGGTGCTTGGTTAGAAAAAACTCCAACAGTTGAAGTTGTAACTACAGCAGGCGCGGCAACGGCCACAGTAGTTAACGGCAATTACCTAGTTGAAATAGTTAACAGTGCAACTGAAACAGCATTTTATTATTATAAAGGTGTATCAGGTGCTTGGGATCTATTAGACAATGGGTTCTCAGACGATGTTAACTGGTCAGCACATTATACAGCACCAACTTCACCAACAGGTGGTGATGTTTGGATTAAAACTACAACTCCAGGCGGATTTGTAATTGACCCACAATTATTTACAGACGTAGCAGGTGCATTCGTAAAGAAAGCTCCTGTATATGCACAAAACGGTACACCAGCAGGAACTACAGCAGACGTATTTGCTGACGGAACATTAGCAACAGCACGTTCTTTCTCAGATGGAGACATTTGGTTAGACCATGATGCACAAAACGGTACAAGTGGTAAAATTGTATTAAAACGTTATGATAGTGTACAATCTGATTGGGACAATATTGCAACAGATGCCACAGTAGCAACAGGCGGTTTTGTAATGTCAGTTTCGACAACACAACCATCTGGTGCACCAGTAACTGGTACACTTTGGTATGATCCAGATGTAAACGAATTAGCAGTCTACGAAGTAGAAGCTGATTCAGGAGTACAAAAATGGAAAAGAGCCGCAGATGTACAATACACAACAACAGCACCAACTACAGATACTGGCGGTGCGGCATTAGCAGACGGCGACTATTGGGTTGATACAGATGCAAGTGGTTATCCTGTAATTTACAGACATAACGGTACAGCATGGGTTGTTAAAGACAACGCAGATCAAACTACAGCGGCAGGTGTTACATTTGGCGATATTACAGCTAATGATACAACTGCAGACACGTTTGAAGCAACTCTATTAGCAGGTGCTCCAAATCCACTTACACATCCAGTAGGAATGACAGGTATTAATATGTGTCGTTCAGGCGGAACTGTTAGAGAATATGATTCAACATTATCAACAACTTGGAAATGGCGTAACAAAGCTAGTAATCAAGCAAATGGCTCAGGTTCATTTGGTAGATTAGGTCAGCGTAGAGTTGTTACAACAGCTATGCAGGCATCAGCGGCAGTTGCAGAACTACGTGAAGATACTGTAGCATTCCGTTTAATTGCGGCTCCAAGTTATACAGAGTTATATGATGAAATGGTAACATTAAACGCAGACAGAGACGAAACAGCATTTATTATTGTTGACGCTCCATTCCGTTTAAATGCAACTGAAGCAGTAGCTTGGAAACAAGGTACAACTGCAACAGAAAATGGTGAAGTTGGACTAGTAACAGCAAATACTTATAGTGCTGTTTATTATCCACATGCATTAACAACTAACCCAGCAACGGGTGATAATGTTGTTGCACCAGCATCACACATAGCATTGTATACATATGCTTACAGTGATAATGCATCATACCAATGGTTTGCACCAGCAGGCTTAACACGTGGTGTTGTACAAAATGCAACTAACGTTGGTTATTTGAATACTGAAAATGAGTTTGTTAAACTATCATTAACTCAAGGATCTAGAGATGCAATGTATGCACAAAAACTTAATCCAATTGCTAAATTCCCTTCAGATGGCGTTGTAGTATTTGGACAAAAGTCAATGCACGCCTCAGCATCAGCATTAGACAGAGTTAACGTTGCAAGACTTACGGCTTATTTAAGAGAACGTTTTGCAGTTATTGCAAGACCTTACTTATTTGAAACTAATGACGCAGGAACTCGTGCAAACGCTAAAGCAACATTTGATGGATTTTTATCAAATATTATGCAACAACGTGGTGTTTACGACTTTGCAGTTGTATGTGATGAAACAAACAATACAGCGGCAAGAATAGATGCTAATGAATTTTATGTTGATGTGGCAATTGAGCCAACTAAATCAGCAGAATTCATTTACATTCCAATTAGAATTGTAAATACTGGCGAATTAGCTTAATATTTTAATTTAATTATACATAAAAGGGCTACTATAGAGATATAGTAGCCTTTAATGTGGTAAATTTGGGAGATTGTTAATTTTCATCATTGATTTGATAAATACAATATAACAGAATACTACAATATAGTATTATAGGAGAAAAACAAATGGCTGTAATTACAAATTTTGGAGTCCCAACAGACAGTTCAGCTGGCACGACTTTGATGCCTAAACTGCAATATCGTTTTAGGGTGAGCTTCAACAATATTGGTGATGGAACGCTAAAATCTGAAATGACACAGAACGTTATTAGTGCTTCACGCCCAAATTTAACACATGAAGAAGTTGTAGTTGATTCTTACAACTCAAAAATGTATCTAGCAGGTAAACATACCTGGGAACCAGTAACAATTGTATTCCGTGATGATATGAATTCAAATGTTATCAAACAATTAGGAGCACAATTAAATAAACAAGTTGATCATGCAGATCAAGCAAGTTCTATTGCTGGAAGTGCATATAAATTTGAAACTACTATTGAAACATTAGATGGTGCTAATGGAGCGGCAGATGCTCCAACTACATTTGATAAGTGGTCACTAATGGGTTGCTTTATTAGTGGCATACAATATGGTGATTTAAACTACGCAGATAGTAATATGGTTCAAGTTACATTAACATTACGTTACGATCACGCGGCACACGAAGTTGATACTAAAGATGTATTATCAGACGGAAGTGCAAGTAGCGACGCAGGCGAAACTGGTGCTACTAGCTAAGTAGGCTAGGAGGTCAGTAATGTCTTTAGGTTTAGGTGATCAAGCATATGTAAATTATCGACAGGGTCTTACTAAAGGTGTGATGACTGCTATTCCAAGGAATAAATTTTCCTTTACAGTCAGTTTAAACACAATAGTCGGATCAGTTGATCTTACACGTATAGCCAATGTACAAATGCCATCGTTTGTGTATAGAACACAAACAATCAACAGATATAATCACAAACATGTAGTCCAAACAGGAATAGATTATACTCCTATAACACTTACAGCATATGATAATAAAGATGCTGAATTTGAAAAATTTCTAAAAGATTACGCAAGGCATTATGTTGCCGGTCCAATGAATGACGATGATTATGCTAGTTGGTTACTTGGCGCAAAAGGTATTGAAGTTCCAGCTGATGGTCATTATATAAAATCAATGATTATTAAAAGAATTGATGCTAAAGAAGGCAAAAAAGTCATTTTATCAAACGAAATTGAAATTTTCCATCCATTTATTGCAAACGCAGATGCTGATACGTTAGACTATTCAGATAGTAGTCCTACAGTATTCAGAGTGTCATTTAATTATGAAGGATATAGAATACTTAGTGACATCACTCAACGTGAAGCTACTTCTGAAAAGATGCTGAATGCTTTAGAAGAATTAAATCATGTAGAAGAGTTTTCTGATACATCTGGTACTTATGAAACTACTTCTGAAAAGATGCTGAATATTTTAGAAAATGGTGCAACAAAAATAGAATCAAACAAAGCAGAGCTAATAAAATATCCAACTTATCAAGTTTTAGAAGATGCACAAATAATAAGAGCTCAAGGTATAACTAGTACAGATGCCGCGGCTCGTGATGCAGAAATGGCCGCAATTGCTATAGACGCAAATAAAGTGACAGATGCTAAATTTGTATTGGGCGAAAATAAAATTGTTACACTTGACGGACAACAATATATGGTATCAAAAGAAAACAATCCTGAATTATTTAAGGATTAAAAATGCCTAAATTTCAAAGCGGAAAATACACCCTTACTAACCCTGATAAATACTTAGGTAAAAGAATACCACATTACAGAAGTGGGTGGGAATTAGCCGTATTTCGTATGTGTGATAATCATCCAGCTATATTAGGTTGGGGTAGTGAAACACATAGAATACCTTATAAAAATCCACTTACTGGAAGGAAAACTACTTATGTTCCTGATTTATTATTAGTGTATAAGGATAAAAAAGGACAAAACCACGCTGAAATGGTTGAGATTAAACCAGCGAGCCAAACATTAAATGAAGCAAGAACACAACAACAAAAAGCGTCAGCAGTAGTTAATCATGCTAAATGGGCAGCGGCAAATGCATGGTGTAAACAACAAGGCATGAGTTTTAGGGTTATAACTGAAAAACAAATATTCAATAAACCTCAAAACTCTAAAAAGAAAAGAAAATGACAAAAAAATTAGAAGAAGAATTAAATTTACCTGATTTAGAAGAATTACTTCCTGAACAGGAAGAAGAAAAATCAAAAGAACCCACAACTGAAGAAGCAAAACAGGAAATTGCTACTATAGAAAAAGAAATGAGTATGGTAGATAGAGCTCAAGCGGCTTTACCAACAGTTGAAGGATTAGCAGAGCTTGATAGAGAAATGGATGCATATGCTAATAAAGCCATGGATACATTTGAAGATTTAGTTGATTTGGGTAAAAATGTAGAAGATCGACATGCGGCACCTATATTTGATAGTGCGGCAAAAATGATAGCGGCAGCTTTACAAGCAAAGCAGGCTAAAATGGATAAAAAGATGAAAATGATTGAATTACAAATGCGTCAAGCTAGACTTGAAAAGGATAGTCAGAAGATTGATGCGTATGTAGCCGGCAAAAAACATGAAATTGGTGATGAAGTAGACACAGAAGGACATATTGTAGGCGATAGAACTGCTATGTTAGCAGAAATTATGAAAAATTTAGACGAAAAAGATAAATAGTATTAATAGGAGAGAACCGCAATGAAAAAACTATTTTCAGAATATTTAAAAGAATCGAATAAGTCGTGGAAATTTAGTATTAAAACAATACACGATTTAACTGATGAACAATGTGATCGCATTGAGAAGCACCTCGGTAAATACGACTCAAAAGGACTCGGTGCTGCCAAGAAAACAATTTTACAAAGTGCTCCACGTGATTTCCCAAATCACAAAGGATATGAAGTTTATACACATGAATTTGAAACGGATAGAATTGCCAGCGGTTGGCAAATACAAAATGATATCCGTAATATGCTTGGATTAACAGATGGCGTACTTAAAGTACACGGCGCTCACGAACCAAATGAAAATATTCCACCACAAAGTGAAGATGTAAAAAGCGTTTTAGCTGATGGTGAGTATAAAGATGCTGAAAAAGTTAAAGCAGAAGATCATTACGGTGACGAATATAATAACAGTTTCATTAAAGAATTAATGAAAATTAAGAAAGAAAAAGAAAAGGAAAAAGGCAATGAGTGATTTAGACAGAATATTAACCCTTGCTAGACACGGCATAGACAATGATGCTCAAAGCCAAGTTCCAGCAGAAAGAGAATTAAAAGAAGTACCAGTAACAAAAGAAGCAGTTGGTGAATTTTCTCAACCATTATATGATTTACAAGACGAATTAGGTCTTGAAGATAATATTTTAGTTGATGAAATGGCACGTTGGATGAGCGGACAAGATATAACAGAATTTGTTGAAAATTTCCGTAGAAACCACGATATGCCAGAAGGCGGACATGCTGAAGAGAGTGTAGAAGCACCAGCAGAAGAAGCACCAGCAGAAGAAGAAATTAAAACAGAACAGTTAAGTAAAAAGAAAAAAATAACAAATAAAACTCCTGTAGACATGGTAGCAGAAGAGCCAGTAGAAGAAGGTAAGAAAAAAGATCACGATAAAGACGGTGATATTGATTCAGATGATTACATGGCAGCTAAAGACAAAGCAATTAAAAAAGCAATGAAAGAAGAAACTATAACTGAAGACTGTTCATGTGGGCATGGTTCAGATTGTAATTGTGGTCCAGAATGCAGTTGTGGATGCAATGCAGTTACAGAAGAAAAAATAGAGGAGGCTCCAACAATGGACACAACTCAATTAATTACATTACTTAGAAATGCAGGTTTAAGCGAAGAATTAATTCAAACAAAATTAAATGAATGGGCAAATACACCAGAAGGTGCGGCTGAAGATGAAGCTACATCACATGGTGAACCATACGAAAATTTTGCACAAAGCGTTAACCTAAGTTTGAAGAAGTATTTAGATGCAGAAAATTTCAAAGTAGGCTTAAAAGAACATACAGTTGAAGAAATTAGAGAAGCATACAAAAAGTCAAAAGAAAAATAAAAGTTCACGTTTCCTCCCAGGTGAAAATTAAACGGTGTGGTTTTAATTAACTACGCCGTTTTTCTTTATAAATAGTAATATGAAAAGGCCTATTGAAACATATACGGATAATTTCGGTCAGAATATAGAATTTACAGTACCAAAGCCTCATAACAAGATTTGTATTAACATCTCAGGTGGTGCAGATAGTGCCATATTATTATTGATGCTAATCCAATACTGTGAGCAATATATACCAGAGGCAGAACTGCATGTTATAACGTCTGCTAACCCTATTAAGGGGTGGTATAACGCTAACTGGAGTACTAGAGTACTTAATAGAGTACTCCAGCTCACAGGAACAAAACTAATTAAAAGTCATTATACATTTTATAGTACCGATCAAATTAGATCAGAACTTGATGATACAGAAAAAATGCAACAAGATTTGCATGGTATAACCTTTACATTACATGGTACTACACAAAATCCTCCGTTAGATGTTAAGTTTGATACTATAAATAATAGACATAAACCACGTGATCCAGGACATGGTAGACTTATATTAAAGGAATATGTACCAGGAATTACACGTTGGACGCCACTTATGGCAGTTGATAAACGTATGGTAGCACATTTATATGAGCATTTTAATATGATAGAAGAATTATTTCCATATACAAGAAGTTGTGAACAACATGCTGAAGAAAATACAGATCAACCTGATAAAATGGTTACACATTGTAAAAAATGTTGGTGGTGTAAAGAACGTGAATGGGCGTTTGGGAGATATTAATGTCAGTAGATACTAAATTAACAAAAACTCCGTATAGAAGAGAAAAGTACACAGAAGAGCAACTTTTAGAACTTGCTAGATGTGCAGATGATCCCAAATACTTTATGAGTAAGCATTGTTATATTCAACATCCTGTAAAAGGCAGGTTAAGATTTGATTTATATGACTTTCAAGACGAATTAGTTGACGTATATCACAACAATAGATACAGTATTAATATGCTGGCACGACAAATGGGTAAGTCAACTTGTGCGGCAGGATATTTGCTATGGTATGCAATGTTTAATCCAGATCAAACTATATTAGTAGCGGCACACAAATAT